TCGGTCAGGAATATTCCATCTTCGATGTCTTTAAAGGCTTCTTCCAACTCCCGTACCATCTGAACTTGGTCAGCCCATTGCTGTTGATTCTCTATTTCACTCATTTGAGTTCTCCAATTAACACGGCAAATGCCGTACTTAGATATTAAGCCAGCTTAAATACAATTGCAAGAACTATTTGTAAAAATGTTGTTTATTTGTTAAGATAGCTGAATGAACGCAACAGCAATTATCAAACTTCTTGGTGGCCCGACCCGTATTAGCAAGCTGGTTGGTGTATCTGTGCCAGCAGTATCTATGTGGCAAAACAGCGAGATTCCACACGATAAGCTAATGGTGCTTGCGGCCACGCTAGAAAAAGAAAGTCATGGTCTGATAACGCGAAAGAATTTATTTCCAACAACTTATAAATTAATTTGGCCTGAGTTGGAATAATTTGTAGTAGAATTTAATTATTGAGGAATTGAACACTCGATAAGTTAGGGTTTTAGAGGTAGTTCTGTGGGTTTCGGAAGTGAGTTAAAGAGGCACTTCCAAAGCCGTTCAATCACAGAATTGCCCCTAAAGCCCTTTTTTATTGCCTATTCCCATTCGTACTCCAAACGATATTAAGCACCTACATGGGTGGCATGGAAGAAAACATGGGCTGGTCTACACCTGACAGCAAGCCCCGTAGACTTAAATGGGTACTACACAAGTTACAAGGACAATGGTGATAGACAACCTTGTATCGAATGAACATTAACTTCGGTAGCATTAGTTCAAGTACAACTTCTTGAATGGATGAAGGCTTATCACCTTTGGGCAACCTATGGCAAAAATACAACACATAGGGAAAGTACCTACAAAATAAATGCAAATAGTTGTTGACATGGTTAAGCTACCTTAATAAACTGGTATCACTCAATAACGAGTGAGATAGAAAAAGGAGCAACAAAATGCAAGTTACAGAAAAAACAGTTTCCACAAATGGCAAACAAACAAATTACAAGTTTGACAATGGTTTTTATGGTTGCGTAAGTCATCATGGCTTTCAATTAAGAGGCCCTAAAGGTGGAATTATTAGCCCAAGAACACCCAACTGGATCAAAGCAAAAGAAGCTATTGCTAATTCATGATTGAAACCATAATGATTGTGTTTGCCATTGGTGTGTTTATCACCTTTGGCACAGTCATGGTGGTCGCGGCAATCCTTTTATTTTGGACAAAATAATGAACGCATACCAATTAGCTGAATACTTACAAGCCTACGCAAACGAAGAAACTGACTACGATATTGATTACCATATCTACGCATCAAAAATGTTGATTCTGCAAGCCCAAGAAATTAAAGCATTACGGGAGCAATTAATTGAACTTCAATGATTTCTATACTTTGTACCCCCGTAAAATGGGTCGTAAAGACGCTGAACGGGCATGGAACAAGCTAACCCCTGTCCAGCAAGCTGAGTGCTTAGAAGCCATGCCAAATTATCTTAAATACTGGAAGATTAAAGAAACAGCCAAAGATTTCATCCCATACCCAGCTTCATTTTTGAACGCTGAAAGGTGGACTGATGAAATTGACATTGAACCGATACAGTCTAAAAAACCGGAATTGCCGTGGTATTCAAGCGAAGAATTGACAGTTAAAAAAGCCCAAGAATTAGGAGTTCAAGCATATGCTGGAGAAGGATGGCAACAATGGCGATCACGAATTAGCCAAAAGATTAAACAGATTGAAGAACAACTATGAGTACCTTGCTTGGTGGTACATCGGTGTTGCCAAAAAGCGTGGTTGGGATGAAGTGGTGCGTTTGTTAAAGCAATATCCTGAAAACGAAGAAGAAATTAAACAGTTAATCAAGAAAAAACTAGGAAAATGAATGAGTTGGCTCTTTTCGCAGGTGCTGGTGGAGGAATACTTGGGGGAAAACTACTCGGATGGCGAACAGTCTGTGCCGTTGAGTGGGAACAGTACCCAGCTTGCGTACTTGCCGCAAGACAAAATGACGGATTACTCGAAAGTTTCCCGATTTGGGATGATGTTCAAACCTTTGACGGAACAACTTGGACAGGACTTATTGATGTCATATCAGGCGGCTTTCCGTGTCAAGACATCTCTGCCGCAGAAAAAGGAGCAGGAATTGACGGAGAACGCTCCGGTATGTGGCGAGAAATGGCAAGGATCAT